AACATTTAGAAACAGAAATTATAGATCAAATGCCAAATGAACTTGGCAAGATACCAGCAGTGTTTGTGTATGCCAACAGAGGACCAGTAAGAGGTATTGGTGTAAGTGATGTTGGTGACATAGCAGACATGGCAATGGCTATTTCAAATGAATGGTCAGAATGTGAACAATTGATTAGATTAACAAATCACCCAAGCCTAGTTGTTACACCAGAAGTTGACACAACAGCAGGTGCTGGTGCAATTATTAAAATGCCAAATGAAACAGACGCAGGATTAAAACCATACCTGTTACAACCAGGTGGACAAAGCATAGACGGTATCTTAAAAAGTATTGATGACAAAATAAAAGCAATTGATAGAATGGCTCACTTGGGGGCTATTAGAGCAATAGAAACACGACAGCTCTCGGGAATTGCGATGCAATCTGAGTTTTTATTATTAGATTCTAAGCTCTGTGAGAAGGCAAAAAACTTACAACTAGGAGAAGAACAAATTTGGAGATTGTTTGCACAATGGATTGGTGAAACATTTGATGGCGAAGTAAGATATCCAATGGCTTTCCATATCAGAGACAAAAACTTGGATATGGACATCCTTAAGAAAGTTTCAGAAATATCAGCAAACATGTCAAAAACTGATGACACAAACACAAAAAACATAGTAAACAAAAAAATAAAAGAACTGTTAGCCCACGATGAAGAAGAGTTGTATGAAATGTTACATCCTGTTACATCGCCGGCATCTAGATCTAAACACATCCAAGAAATGATCATGGAAGGTTACACAGATCAACAAATGTTGCAAATTCATCCTGAGATTAGTCAAGCTGACATAACAAAGGCTAAAGAAGAACTATTGAATAGTAACAATGAACAAACAGAAACACAAATACCACCAGAAGAATTATAAAAGTCTTAAAGTAAGGATTTATACAATTGAGCAAATGCTTGATAGGATGTCACGACGAATGAAAAGAAGTTGTGCTTCTAAGGCGAAGGCCTTTTTTAAAGGCTTGGGCGGATGGTGGGCAAACACAAAGGAGAGCATAATGGCTAGAGCAAAGAAGAAGCCTATGGCGTCAAAAAGAGGCGGCAAACGTGGCGGCAAGAAAAAAAGAGGTTAACTGGGCAGAATACTTTGCTTCAATTACAGGAGTCTGTCCTTGGAGCAAGGCATACTGGGCCAAACAGAAGATTGACGTGCAACGTTGGCGTGGTGAAACAAAGATTACACCACTAGGAAACTATGTGGCACGTATGTGGCTACATCCAAACGCAAGTGGACGTGTGTTGTGCAACATACACTACAGATTGAATGAGGACAGACCACACGAGGAGTGGTTGTTTTCACATCCACAGTACAAAGGTCATTCAGCACCAACTCCAATATTGATCCAACAAGATCTCGAGACATTAAATAAAGCTAGAAAAGGAAAACAAAATGAATCCAAGACTAGTACACAAACATCTGTTAGTAAGGGCTGAAGTAAACTCACCACCACTGTTCAAAGACAGAGAACTTGTTGACAACAGCATGAAACAATTAATCAAAGACATCGACATGAACATATTAAGTGGACCACACACCAAATGGTCAGATGTTGAAGGCAACGAAGGATACAGTTCAGTTGCTATCATTGATACAAGTTCAATAACATTTCACAGTTGGAAAGATGGTGTAATACAATTGGATGTTTACAGTTGCAAGGACTTTGCAATTAAAAAAGTTTTTATGTGGTTGGCACAGTTTGATTTGGAAAAAGTAGATTACAAATACATTGACAGGGACCAAGGATTCAAAACACTAGACAACAATGAATTAAGTTGGTGGGACAACAAACAATACAACACCAGTTGGCAAGACGAGGTAATGTACGACTGATGGATAATTTTTTATCAAAGTTTTTTGGAGCAATAGACAAACTAACTGACAAAGTGTTTGGAGTAAAACGTTGCAGTTGTGGACACACATCACACTGTAATAAAAAATGTACTGACTGCAGATGTGAACACTGCAACTGTCCAGTTGAAAAGAAAAAATTTAGAAAACAATTAGAAAAATTAGCAAAAAAAGATCCGTTCATATACAAATAGGAGACACAATGCCAAAACCAACACAACAAATGAAAGCCAATGCAAAACGTGCCTTGCGTTTAAGAGATCAAGCACCAGCCAGTCGTAAAGGAATGACACCTGTGGGATTAGCCAGAGCAAATCAATTTGCTGGTGGCAAAAATGTAAGTTTAGCCACAGTAAGAAGAACATTCAGTTATTTGAGCAGAGCAAAAACATACTACCAGCCAGGCAAGAACACACCAGGTACCCAAGCATACCTAGGTTGGGGTGGCAACGCAGGTTTAAGTTGGGCAAAGAAAATATTAAAGAAGTAAATGCCATACAAAGGAAAACTAGACGGACAAGCAATTGAAACGTCAGTCAGCATAGCATTAGACAATGCTTACAAAGAATACAAAGAACTTAACAGACGCACAATAGAATGGCAATCCAAACAGAGTGCATTCAAGGCAAGGAAGGCATTGAAAAAAATAAAGGACCTTGCACACCTAAGAAAACTTGAACTTTTAACATTGTACACTATTGATCCAAAACGTCAGCCTAAAACCTAAAATATATTCATACGTACATTAAACACGTAAATACACAGGTAAATAAACACACAACTCCAAAGGAGGAACTGATAATGGAACAGTATGCAAATCCAGAAGTCAAAACTGCAAAGACCATTGAGAACGAAGCAGTCGACTCTAAAGTTACACCAAGTGACAACCAATCTCAAGAAGAGGTATCAACACCTAAAACATTTACTCAAGACGAGTTTAATGACGCAATGGCGGCTGTACGTAAAAAGACAGAATCCAATGTGCTTAAAAAATTCCAAGGAGTAGACGTTGAAAAGTATCGTTCTATGTTAGAAAAGGAAGAAGAAGTAGTACTTGAGGAACAGAAGAAACGAGGTGAATTTGAGAAAATACTTAAGGAAACTGCTGAAAAGAAAGACCAAAGGATTGCTCAATTACACGCACAGTTGAATTCAATCAAGGTTGATGATTCACTGCTTCAGGCCAGTAGCAAATACGGCGCTATTAATCCGGAGCAAGTCGTAAGGCTAGTCAAAGACCAAGTTAAATTGAACGACACTGGAGATGTTGAAGTTGTGGATAAGAATGGAACTCCACGCTATGCTGAATCTGGAGAACCTTTATCGGTTGATATGTTGGTAAAAGAGTTCTTAGATAATAATTTGCACTTTATAAGTGCAGGCCCATCAGGTAGCGGAGCAAAATCAAATACACAAACAGACGGCGTGAAACCAGTTGATATCACCAAGTTGGATATGAAAGATCCAGCACAAAGAGCAATCTATGCTGAGTACAGAAAAACACAAGGCATAGGTTAACATTAACACGTTAGACTATAGGAGATAACAAAATGGCTAATGAAGTAAAACTAGCATCCGGTGGTGTTGATGATTTAATATCATCAATCGTAGCGGAAGCACAATTCGTGGCGGCTGAAAGATCTGTAATGAGAAATCTTGTTAAGACTTTTACGATCCCACAAAACAACGGTGGAACGGTATTACAAGTGCCGATCTACAGTACACCAGCGGCGGCGGCAGTTGCAGAAACTGTTGACTTGGCAAACACTGCTGTAACAACATCCAAAAAAGATATTACACTTGGCGAAGTAGGTGTAATGACTACTGTAACTGACTTGGCGTTAAACTACTCAAAACAGAACGTTATCAGTGACATTGGTAGACTTTTTGGTGAAGCAATCGCTAAGAAAATTGACCAAGACTTAACTGGTTTATTCTCAGGCTTCTCAACTTTTGCATTAGGCAACGCAACTGACACGCAGACAGAAATGACTGCGGCTCACTTATTTGCGGCGGCGGCAAAATTAAAGAATGCTGGAGTACCAGGACCATACTTTGGTGTTTTCAACCCAGCGTCAATCTTCAACATGAAGAAAACTATGACTTCAACATTCGTACCGCAAGGTAACACAGGAGTTGTCAACGCGGCAATGACTGAAGGTTATGTTGGAAGAATAGCAGGTATCGATATTTTCGAAACTTCAAATGTTGTGGCTGACTCGGCTACAAGTGCCGTAAACTCTGTGTTCAGCAGAGATGCACTTGCGATGGCTATGGGCTCAGACATGAAAATTGCTACTCAAAGAGATGAATCTTTAAGAGCTACAGAAGTTGTTGCAACGGCTGTATACGGTGTGTCTGAATTACATGACACTTACGGTGTACAAATACCAGTAGACGCAACTATATCATAATAATTGATTGGAGGTTTATACCTTCGCTCATATTACAAAAAGGGCGGCCCAGTGTCGCCCTTTTTTATTAGTGCTTAACACATAGGCACACGCAATAAATAAGTTTTAGCAAGAAGGACTTGCACACACTTTAACAGGAGGACTCTTAAGTGGCTAACTTTACAACAGATGCAGATCTTGAACAATACGAGCCTGACATCAAAAACTATGGAATCCAGGATTATTCGGATCTCCACACACTATCAACAGCAGACGTAAAAAGAGACATTGAAATAGAATGGTGGCCTAGAGCAAACTATGGTCGTTATGATCTATCTGCAGGTACTACAACAACATTTGAAGACAGTTTGCTTGTAGACAGCCAATGGACAAGATGTGCAGTGTACCATGTGTTGGGACATTACATCTACCCACGTCTAAGTCTCTCTTC